GAGATTGCGGCAATGGATGAATTAAACGGTGATGCAAATGTCATCGGAATCAGCGGTGATAATGAGTTCTGCAAATTAGCTTGGAAAAAAGAAAATGAGTTAATCGGAAGTATTCAGCATCCACTTGCAGCTGATTGTGGCTTAGGTTTAAGCCATGCACTAGGTATTGTTAATGAAGCAGAAGGCGTTTGCTATAGAGCAACCTTTATCATTGATAAAGACAGTGTTATCCAACACGTGTCAGTCAACGCACTCGATACTGGCAGAAATGCACAAGAAGTATTGAGAACACTAAAGGCACTTCAGGCTGGAGGACTAACTGGATGCAGTTGGGAACCAGGGGAGGATTTCGTTGCCTAAAGTAGATTTAACAGCACGGAAGAGACATCCAAGAGACAAAAGGCCAGTTAAGCCAATGCCTTTTGATGTCGCTTTAAGAAAATTTAAAAAACAATGTGAAAGAGCAGGTATTGTTCAAGAAGTTCGCGAAAGAGAATTTTATGAAAAACCAGCACAGAAGCGTAGAAGAAAGAAAAAAGAAGCCGTAGCAAGATGGCGTAAGACTGAAAGGCAAAATATGCCTGGTTCAAATAGGAGAAGAAAATAATGTCAGTAATGGATAAATTAAAAAAGAATAGTAGAATTAAAGAAACACAAATTCTACAAGATTCACATTTCTTTACAGAAAAGGATATGGTTACAACACCAGTTCCAATGGTCAATGTTGCTTTATCAGGCGATATTGATGGAGGATTATCATCAGGACTTACAGTTCTAGCTGGTCCAAGTAAACATTTTAAAACATCATTTGCTTTACTTATGGCAGCTGCTTATCTAAAAGAACATGATGATGCTGTATTATTATTTTACGATTCAGAGTTTGGTTCACCACAATCATACTTTGAAGCATTCGGTATTGATACATCTAGAGTTTTACATACTCCAATTACTGATGTTGAAGAACTCAAATTTGATATTGTAAACCAATTAGATAACATCGAACGTAAAGATAATGTTATTGTTGTTATCGATTCTATTGGTAACCTTGCTTCTAAGAAAGAATTGCAAGATGCTAAAGATGAAAAATCAGTTGCAGATATGTCAAGAGCTAAAGCACTTAAAGGCTTATTCAGAATGGTTACACCTTACTTAACTATGAAGAATATTCCATTGCTTGCTGTAAACCATACTTATCAAGAGATTGGTTTATTCCCTAAAGCAATTGTTTCAGGCGGAACGGGTATCTATTACTCAGCTGATAACATTTGGATTATTGGAAGACAACAGCAGAAAAAGTCAGGAGAAATCAAAGGCTATAACTTTGTGATTAATGTTGAGAAATCTAGGTTTGTAAAAGAAAAATCTAAGATTCCAGTATCAGTTACATGGGAAGGTGGTATTTCAGAATATGGCGGAATGCTCGATGTTGCCATGGCAGGTGGCTATGTTGTAAAACCAAATGTTGGTTGGTATGCTAGAGTTGATAGAGAAACTGGTGAAATTGTTGAACCAAAAGTTAGAGAAAAAGATACACTAACTGAAGAGTTTTGGAAACCAATTTTAGAAGGCACAGACTTTAAAGAGTTTGTTAGAACATACTATTCAATAGGTCATAAACCATTACTTGATGTAGAAATTGACCCAGACAACACTGTACAAGAGGACTAAAATAGTGTATAATGGTAGTATAGATTCTGGAACATTTACAATGGTCGAACATCCAGGTTCTGAGTTTTATGGAATTAAAATTCAAAAAGGAAAGTATGCAGATGTTATCGTAACTTATGGTGCAGTCTCAGTAAAAGAAGACCCAGCCAACGATACTGCAAAACTTTCCTTTAATTGGAACCTTACTGACCCAGGAGAATTTGAACCAGATGACTTATTAAAGAATGAAGAATTTCAACATTATTTAGGCGATTTACTACAATATATAATTACGGATTCATTAGAGAACAGAGAGGCAAAGATTGGAACTGCAGACACACATCCTAAATCAACTGATAAATAACGAGGACTTTTGCCGTAGGGTAATTCCTTATATTAAGAAAGATTATTTTGAAGGCACACATAAAATTGTCTTTGATATGATTACAAAGTTTGTTGCTAAACACAATAAACTACCAACATCTCAAGTTTTAGCTTTAGAGCTAGAAAAACAAAGTGCACATCCCGATACATTAAATCAAGCATCTACGCTTATTAATGAAATTGCACAAAAGTCAGATGTTGATACCGATTACTTAATTAACGAATCAGAAAAATGGTGTAGAGATAGAGCAGTTTATAATGCCATAATGGAATCAATCCAAATCATCGATGGTAAAGACCAAGACAGAAGTGAAGGTGCTATACCTGAAATACTATCAGAAGCTCTTGGTGTTTCATACGACCAAGATATTGGTCACGATTATATTGATAATTCAGATGGCCGATTTGAATTTTATAATAGAAAAGAAAATAGAATCTCTTTTGATTTAGATTACTTTAATAAAATTACAAAAGGCGGACTGCCAAATAAAACATTAAATATCGCCCTTGCTGGTACTGGTGTAGGTAAATCTTTGTTTATGTGTCATTGTGCCGCATCAGTACTAGAACAAGGCAAGAATGTTTTATATATTACAATGGAAATGGCCGAAGAGCGTATTGCTGAACGTATCGATGCTAACTTAATGGACTTACCAATCCAACAACTTGAGACTTTACCTAAAAACGTTTTTAACGAAAAGATAGGTAAAATTGCAAAAGGAACAATTGGTAAATTAATTGTAAAAGAATATCCAACTGGTGCAGCTCATACTGGCCACTTTCGTGCTTTACTGAACGAATTAAAGATGAAAAAGAACTTTCGTCCGAATATCATTTACATAGATTATTTGAATATTTGTGCATCTAGCCGTATGAAAGGCATGGGTGGAAGTATAAATAGTTATTCATACATCAAAGCCATCGCGGAAGAATTACGTGGCCTTGCTGTAGAGTTTGATGTACCTATTGTTTCGGCAACGCAAACAACCAGGTCAGGGTTTAGTAATACAGACCTTGGATTGGAAGATACATCAGAGTCATTTGGTTTACCAGCGACAGCTGATTTAATGTTCGCTTTGATATCAACTGAGGAACTAGATGAGCTAGGTCAAATGATGGTAAAACAATTAAAAAATCGTTATAACGACCCGACCAAGTACAAGAGATTTGTGATTGGTATAGACAGGTCCCGCATGAAATTATATGATGTTGAAGAGTCAGCTCAATCCGACATAATGACGGATATGATACCTGACAAACCAATAAATAAATTCGGGGAGTCTGAAAACAAAGACACCTTTGCGGATTTCAAAATATAGAGAGGAAAATATATGAATATGTTACTAAAAGCTAAAGATTGGGCAATGGACAGACTAGGAGAAAGAACATCTATTGATGGACTTGGACTAATTGCTGTTTGTGGTTCAGTAATCTTATTTGGCGGCTTAGCCAAACTACTCGCATGGGTAGGCCTATTATGGGGTGTTTACACCTTGGTTAAGAGTGACTAATTTTTATTATAGAAAAATAGCCTTTAACTAGGCTATTTTTTTGCAAGTTTTTTGAACAAAACACTGTACATTTCTATCAATACATGGTATAATTATTATATATTTTAAAAAGGAGTGAATAAAATGTCAAACGAAACAAATCAAATTATAATCGAAAGAATCGTAGAAGAGGTTGAGCAAATGTCAACTAGTGCGATTTTAAGAGAAATAGATGGCGGAATGAGACCAGGAATGTGTGATTCTTGGGACGAAAGAGTTGCCCTAACTGATAGAGATTGGGCTATAGCAAAATTATCAAATAAGAGGTTCGAAGAGTGGCCTCAAGGTTCTTAAGAAAATGTACAGGAAACACTGTACATTTACTTTTGATTATGGTATAATTAATAATAATAAAAGGAGTAAATAATGGATTATTATAAAGAATTTGGATTACCACAGAATGCGACCGAAGACCAAATTAGGTCAGCTGTTGGTGCACCATCAATTGACGAAGAAGGCACATGCATGTGCGGAAAACATTTTAACAACTGCCCGGATGCATACGAGCACATGACACATGGAGTATAACATGAGAACAGATGCTTATATAATGACTGCTTTTACAGAATGTGCTGGAAGTATGTTAGAAATTGAAACTATCAGAACAGCAGTTAAGTCAATTAATAAACTTAATAAACTAAAAGAAAGATATGCAAAGAGCTCTTTTGAACATGGGTATTCAGTAAAAGAACCACAAAAACTACCAAGGTATAGAGTAACTCTACACGGTAGAGGTCCAAGGACAGAATTTGCAAAATCACTAGGAAGACATTCTAGAGCTTTTGATAGAGAATTACCATTAAAATTTGCGGAGAGAATTGATGTCTATATCCACGAAAGGTAAGCAAGTAGTTTTTGAAGTTAAAGCAAAACAACCACCTCCAACCAATCCAACCTGGAAAGCAGAATACGTCTTTGCACTATTAAAAGACGCTATGAAATTTGAAATAGGAATGAGAGAACAAGGATTCATAACTGAACTTAACCGTAAGTTCATATGATGAAACATACATTCCTCTAATTGAAAAACTTATAAATAGAATTAATAACTGGAGGATATATGAAATCTTTAAAAAGTTTCGTAATAAATGAAGCTGTACCTATGGGAAACCCAGAGTGGTCAAAACCTCATGGTAAATCAGGCCAAGATAGATTAGATATTTTAAGACAATTAGTAGCTCAAGATAAACCTATTGAATTAGCAAAAGGTGGAACTTTTAAAGTTGCTGATAAAGACGATGCTCTTGCAAAAATAGATAACTACGATAAAACTGGTCGAAGTGTTATATTTACATTAAACGGAACTGATGGTAACGTTTATAAAAATACACAAATAGCTAAATCAAAAGTCTTTGGCGGAGGCGGTGGTGGAGCTGGTGGTGGAACAGCAAATACTAAACTAACAGAATCTCATAATTGTCTAATGTTATCAGCTATGTTAATTCATGGTAATAATCATGACATCGAATATTTCACACCAGAAGTTCTAAAAGGCGCGGCCAAAGGAATTGATGTTGACGAAAAATTAGATAAAATGTTAGCACTTGAAGGTCCATGGTTTCAATCCTCTTATAATATTTCTAAGCTTTTAATTGAAAAAGGTTATGTAAATAAAGGAATGAAACTTTATCGTGGTACTCAAGGTATGAGTAAAGTTTATGTTGGAAAAGACCTTGCATATAAAAACACAGGATATAAACCATTAAAAGATGATAAATGGAATCCTGGAGATATATGGGCAGTGGTAGATGGATTTAATCATAAAAAAGAATTAGATATTTCTAATATTACTTCTTATAATAAATCTATTTTAAAAGAATTTGCAAATAGAAGATTAGTAGGTATTTCATTAAAAGGACCAGAAGTAAAATATCCACCTCCATTAAAAGAATATAATAATCAAGTACCACCTGATATTGATTTACACAAATATATGGGTTGTAAATTAGAATCCGGTAGAGGAACTTATTGGTCAGCTAAAGGTGGACAAATAATATTTGATACTGGAATCCTTACAGTAAAAGATAATACTGCAGGTGGAACTATTAAAGCAGAAATTAAAGGTAAAAACGCAAGAGGCGGTGGAATATCTTGGGGACCAATGCAGGATTATGTACAAAGAGAAACAAGAAAGAAATTACCAGACCATGCATCGGGTATTAGAAAAATGGCCAAAAATATTGCAGATGGTAAAGAACGAGATATAAAAGTTTATTATACATTATTTAATCACTTTTATAATAATACATCGTACGAAGAATTTAAAGAAGAACTTAAGCAAAAAGATTGGACTTGGATATCAGCAAAATTAGCACTGAATTATCTTTGTTATTACATTGATAAATCAGGCGGTAGAACAGCAAACGCATTAGTTACACAATTTGTAAACTATGCTGGCTCGAAAGGAGCCGAAAGTGCTGTCTATGTGAAAGCTGGTAAATAATGAAATATTTGATATTGGCTTCGGGTCGTGATGGCTCTACACAATTACTTCATGCAATACATGAAAGATTAGAAAGCCAAAATATGGCTGAACCATATCAAAAGGTAAGTGAACCATATAACTATGATTTAGGTGTAAAAACCAATTTTATGAAAAGAAACGTAGTTGTAAAATGTATAGCTAATAAGTTTCATATACCTGAAAGTTGGAGTCCAGAAGATGGCGAAGCAACCGATTTTTTTACAGGATTTGCTTTAAACTTTGATAAAACTATATTAATTAGAAGAAAAAACAAAGGTGAAAGATTATATTCTGCTTTACATGCACATAAACATGATACATGGGAAGGTGAATATAAACAGAAGCCAATAACATTAAACAGTAATAATTTAACTAATGAGATTGACGATTTTATAGATGCTGAAATTATAGCATATGAATTATCAAAATCGTTTTTAACAATTTATATGGAAGATTTATATACAGAAGACAAAGAGTTATCACAGAAAACTTGGAACAAAATATTTCCAAAAGAACCTGTACAATTATTCGAAAGTATGTATAATAAATACTTTGATATAAAACATAAAAAAGGTAAAGTATGAAGAAATTTACAAATTATCTAGCTGAGTCAAAAAATACACACATGACTCACATAGAAGATTTAATCCTTGACGGAGGAGTCAAGGGAGCCCGCCAAGCTATCCAAGCGCTTAGGTCACTGAGGGATATGTTAGCAGGTAGCACGAAATCACCTGTAGATGTTACTGTTAAATGGGACGGGGCTCCCGCCGTATTCGCAGGAATTGACCCATCAGATGGCCAGTTCTTTGTTGCTAAAAAAGGAATCTTTAATAAGAATCCTAAAATCTATAAGAATCATGATGATATCAAAGAAGATACATCTGGTGATTTACAGAAGAAACTTATATTAGCATTTGATAACTTAAAAGGATTAGGAATCACAGGGGTTATCCAAGGTGACTTTATGTTTGAACGAAAAGACTTAAAGAAGGAAACAATTAATGGAATTCCGCATATCACTTTCCACCCTAATACTATTGTTTACGCTGTACCTACTAACAATGATGTCGCTAAAAGCATCATGGCAGCAAAGATTGGAATCGTGTGGCACACAACTTATTCAGGAGCAACATTTGAAACAATGAGTGCTGAGTTTGGAAAAGAAATTGTACCAAAACTTAAAAAATCAAAGGATGTTTGGATGGTTGATGCTGTATTACC